CAATTTATCATGGTGGATTTAATAACCATTGATTCAAAGACTAGATGCGATTCTTTGTAGCGCTCAATAAGATTTTTAATGATTGGGTCTACGCGCGAGCTAAGAATAGTTGTTTCTGTGTGGTCGTCTTTTGTGAACGCGAAGTTTAGCTTTGAGTCCGGGTCGTAGTCATTGGAGACGTAGAAGAAGCCATCGTTGTCAAACCAGATTCCAAACGTGTTTCCTTCGAGCCTTAAGTTGAAGAATAGTTTTGCATAAGATGGGCGCTTGTGAACAAAAGAATTTGAGTCTTGAAGAAATTTATTATCAATCGCGAAGTCGCCATATTTTGTGCCGCTGATGAGTTTTCCAAACTTTGTCTTGCGTTTTGCTTCCCGGTAGGCCTCATTTTTTGCGTAGTAAACCAAGATGGTGCCATCCTGGAATGTCTTATATTCGGACTCATAAGGGATTGACAGATTCCAATAGTTAAAGTATGGGTTGTAAAGCGTGGTGGAGTTGCCAAGAAACCAGACTCGGATATTGTCTCGCATACGGCCAATTGTTTCGATGAGGTCAAGCATATCTTCAACCTCGTGTGGTAGATACCGATAGATTCCAGTTGTGATAGTGAACTCATCAAAGATTATGGTACGGACGAGTGGGAAGCTGGTTGATTTAAGGATTTTTGAAGTGGAGAGCGGGATTGCGTACCCGGCCACCATATCGTCAATCATAAACACGTTGCCTTTGACTTTAAAGGTGTGGTCTGGGAATTCTTCATTGGCTCTGATCGCGTCGAAAAATTTTGGCACGCTTTCGTCGAGCTCTGTTTTATATCTACGCAAATATACGAATTGATGGCCGTGTTTGATGAAATCGTTTATCACCGCTTTTGTAGCACCGTAGGTCTTGCCAACGCCGCAGGTATATAAGCAGCATCAAAAAAGAGCCTAAAGGCTCTTTTTTGTTTACAAATCGCCATCCCTAAAGTAGCTAATATTAACACATACTTTGTTGGATGAAGCATCCCACCCACCAGCGGGTGCATATATGTAAATATATTCTGGTTTAATTACTGCGTGTAACAGAGTCCTCGTACCTCCAACCTCACCCATTAGAGGTATTAGTATGTCATTGCTACCGTACATTAGACTTTTAGCTTTTAGCCACGGTTTATTATCTCTAAAGTACAGCCTGATAGGGTCTGTCGTAGTAGTAGCTGTAAATGTAATTGTATTTACTAGATGTACTATATTACCAAGAGATTTAGCAAATCCGTTGCTATTAGAAGACGTTGCTATATTTGAATTCTCTTTTGTAACATCAAACGTAGTACCATTAACCGACATATTAATAACATCATTGTCTGATACAGTGTAGTCATATAGACCTCTAGCGGCAAAAGGTCTTTCACTGTATATGCTATAACCTAGCTGTGATGGGTATATCTTATTTTCTTTAACTAGGTTCATGCCCAATATACGTTCAATACTTGTATTATGGTCTAGACCGCCTAGATATACTTGTGGCAGAGCTACCATCTGTGCTTTGTCGCCCCAGTCGGCACTTGTAGCTATAATACGAGTTGCAGAGCTTCTGTTGTACCACTCAAGATTTGTAATTGCTTCCATCATAACATTTACAAATGAGTTATTATCGCAAAGCCAAAGCGGAGTAATAGGAAAATCGCCTTGATGACTACGAGGTTGGTCAATATAAATGCCGTTGCCACACCCCTCAAGGTCAACATTCACAAACTTGTTAGTTTCACCATATTCAATACGGATGCCCCAGTTCGTGATGATGTTCATATTGACATTAACAAAGTCGTTTCTATTTACAGAAGACTCTTGAGCTAGACCTTGCTTTTCACGATATGTCATCTGCAATATAATACCATTAGTACAGTTATAAATACGGCAATTAGTAAATCTATTGTAATAGCAAGAGCCTTCCATAGTAATAGCGTTCTTGCCATATCGGAAAATAATACCCTCAAAGATGTTATCCATATTCCAGCCATCGTAGTTGGTGCTGGTTAAAATAGTTCTAGACATCTCAAGGAGTGTAGTCTTACCTTGTACGCCCTCAAGTATAGCGTTAGCAATTTTACCGTTTCGTGCTTCCCACCTAATCAGAGTACAATCATCAGTAGAGGTTGTAAATAATCTAGATGTGCGATTGAATTTTAATTCTACGGTAGGTGCTTGTAGCCCTGAATTTGGGTAACTAAACGTCAAACAAACTTTGGTAGAATCATCCCTAGTTATAGGCATTACTTTATATTGTCCATTAAATTCAATAGATTTGCCGTAAGTGATACCGTAATTGATAGCGTGTTGTACTGAAGCTGTATCATCGTGAGTCCCATCACCGTAAGCACCAAACTGTTCACACTTGATTACATTTTCACTTAGATTAAGCACAGCAAATAAACCACTATCGAGAGCAATGATTGTAGAGCCGTTGGCGGTCAGCTCATCATCTACGATAGCGTAGGTTGACGCCCCATAATCACCTTTGGCATAATAGCCAAGCGTCTGTGCGTATGAGCCAGCCTCTAGATTTTCGGCCGCCTGCATGTCCGCTACGGTGTCAAATGCAAAAATTGCCCTAGTGTTCAAGTATGCAGCAATAATCTCTTGGAGTTCGCCGGCGTCAGCCATCTCGTCAAGTTTGTTGTCGATTTCGGCCTGCACGTCAAGGTTGTCGAAAAAGTTTTCCACATACGCGAGAAGCTCTGCCGTGGCCTCAGCGTTGTGATTTAGTGCAGGGATTACCTCTTGAGTGAGGTACCTTTTAAGCCAAAAAATCTGCTCTTCAATAGTGAATTTGCTATCAAATGAGGATGGCACGGTCCCTGGAGTAGTGACCATTCTTATAAGGTCGCGTACTCGTACTGGTTGTTCTGGTGTAGTCATGTTTTCTCCTTTCCTACATATTTATATGATTATATATGCCCATGAATAGTGGGGCTACCTCTTCTACAATTTCTAGGTTGATTGCTCGGATGTTCTGGCGGTATTGGTCAATCATCTTCTGCGCTGTGGCCGATATACCAGAATTGCCTTTAATTGTCTTCGTGTAGTTCTCACTCGAATTACCATCTGTGTTTGAATCTCCGGTGGTATTCGTGTGGTCTTCGGCTTCGCTGGCGCCGGTAGAGGTCGCGTATTTTCCGCCCAGAATTTCGTTTTTATGAATCTCTCCCTGTGGGGTGTCCGAGTTTACGTTCAGACCAGACGTATTGCTGGAAGAGTTCCCAGTGCTGTGAGTGTGGTCTTCGTGCTCGTGTTCCGCTTCGTAGTGCTCTGAGAAGTCTACGTTCACGAGAGGGTCGTACTTAATGCTGGCCGAGTAGATGAGTGGAGCCTTTGACTCCATAATCTGGCGCATAAGTACCTTTGCGCGGTGCTTGAAATACGCTGGAGTCTCAAGCCCAATTTCGCGCATGTAGTATTCGTCTATAATGAGCTGCGCCAATTTCTCCTTGGTCCATGTGCCACGCTCTTCAATGACGGCGATTTCTTCGGCGGTGAGATAGTCGCTGAGATTGTAGTCCATAAACCATCCCTTGACCTCTTCTTCTCCATAATTTTCAATCACCTTGGCTAGGCGCATCGTGTAGGTTGCATTATTTTCCATATTCTACCCCCTCTCCAAGGTCTGTGGTGGCCTCTAGGTTATAGTCACTCACCACGGAATCCACTTCCTTGATTATATTGTAAAGGTCAGAGCGTACTCGCACGTCAATCTCTTTGTCCGTGCCGGTTAGGCCAAATTTTTCATTGAATTTCTTGCACGCCTCTTTGCGCGGTGCAAGGTAGCTTTGAAGGTTCAAGTTAGTAACCTCATTATTGGTCGTAGCTTCTGCCGCGATCAGACGGTCTTTTTTCTCGATATCAAGGTTGTTGACACCAAGGAATGTGAGGGCCTCATTCCAAATATTCTTCTTGTAGTCCATGAGCTTATCAGCCAAGTATGGGACATCGGTTTTGAGGGCTTGGATTGAGCCTTGCAGCCCCGAATTTTTATCACCGAAGATAGCCGGTTCGTTGCCGTCAATCTGATGATACATATTTTTCATCGTCAGCCTTTGGTTTTCATCTGTGATGATTAAGACCGGGAATTTTTGGTTTTTGACGTTCACGTCGCAGGCGCGTTCTGCTTCATACAAGCGCAGCGCAAATAACTCTAGCGTGCTGGCGGTCGGCACCCTATCCCAGTTATTCATCACCAGGATGCACTCGTTATTATCTTTTGAATATGGGCTCAGCCCGGAATATAGCTTGCGGGTGCTTTGGTACCCATACGAATAACAATTCACTCGTATTGGTAAGCCGTATATATTGAGCTCGCCAGCGGCAGTCGCTGATGTATTGATGAAGCCATACTCATCAGTAAACAAAAGTGCTGCTTGACCTTTGTAATACAAACACTGCTCGAGCCAGCGGCCGTCCATACCTTCTGGAAGGTTGGTCCACTCAAACATACTCTGTGCGATTTTTTTGAGGCGTTGCAAATAATCAAAATATGTTGCTTCGTTCACTAGCGCAGCGTCTTTGAATAGTGGGCCATCTGTTTGTGGTCGTCTTCGCATTTTTCTCCTTTCTTTATGGTGTTACAATTGCATTATTCTGGGTATAATCCATGAAATGTGTCGCGTCGTGCCAGAATGTGACCCCTTTATCGAGCATAGAGTTTATTTTGTCGACTGAGGTCTGTGGGAGATATCCATGTACTGATGAGCCAACGGTTTTGACATAATTCCAGTATGTGCGACCGGTAATGTTTGGGGTCTTCCACGAGTTCACTTTGTATCCGTAGGCCGAGAAGTACCCATCTATAATCGCTGCGTACTCTGGGCGCACTGAGTGCTTATATACAACGAATAGGCCGTCTTTTGAGTTTGCTTGTGCCAAATCACCCATATTGACGTCACCCTTGGCTATATCTGGTAGTTTTGCGGCCTGGAATATCTGCCCAACTGTGTTTGTAATCTGGAATAGCGCCCCGGACACAGGTAGGGTTTTTCCTGAGACCGCGCCAAGTATAGCTTGGCCTGCTGCACCAACTAACCCGGTCGCCATATTGATACTATTTTGGGTCAGCCAGTTGGTGTACGAATCTGAAGCCCATGCACAAATTGGGTATTTGCGAGCGGTCACGCCATATTCAAGCGCTACGTTGCCAGTACCACCGGCCGCCGGCTTATAGCCATTCACAGGGACTAGCTTAATAGAGCACCCCTGGCATAGTATACCATACATGTGAAATTTAGGGGTGTTGTTTGTGAAGTCTTCATAATGAAATTCCCTTACTTCGCCAGCCCTGTTTGAAATTGTGAGGTAATTAAACGGCCAGCACTTAAGTTTATTATTCTTCGGCGTATACCCACCATAAAGTGTAGCTGGCATAGGGACTTCGTTGTCGGCGGCGTTCATATCAATCATATTGGTGGTGGTATAAAATGAGCTTGGGTACATAACATTGAATGTGCGCGTGACGCCATTGATTGTAATAGACTTGCTTTCCCAGTTGCAGCGATTTATAAGTCTTGATGGAGCCATGAAGATGGAAACAATTTCTCCATCCGTGCGAGTTTCTTGGTATTTCCGGATTATAAACATTGCATCCTGTGGGTCTGATACTGCTAAAAATATAACACTTGTAAATATTCCGCCGATTTTAGGATAGTAGCTTGTTGGCACAAGGTCATCAATCAGGGCGGATACTTGAAAAACTATGATGCTGGAGTTGCCCAAAAATGAATGTGAAACATTGTTGGCATCCACTATATCAGGTGTGTATGTAATGCCGGTGAATACCGACGAGCCAACCGGGCCAAGCTCTAAATTCTCCGGCACAGTGTGCGCTCCGATAGTATCGTCGTTGACGTGCTCTCTCTCAACAAAGCACTGGTTGTATACTAGGTCAAATTGCCATGTTTGGAAGGCGTCCTCTTCAATAATCACCAACGTCATATTATCATTGATATATTCCATGTTTAAGATACGAGCATAAAACCACTTGTTGGAATAATTAGAGTTCTTGTACATCACATAATTAAATTGGATGATGGAATCAATGTGAGCAGGGAATCTGATTGCGTTGTCCCGGCGCTGGTAGGTGAAGTTGTCTTCCGTGAGTTTTTCCAGGCTCTGAAAATATGTCGCCTGGTCTGAAGCAGAGGCAAAAGTTAATTGATTTTCATCATCCAATTCAATTGGTAATTTTAGCAGATATAAGTCTGTTGATGGTGTGATTGTCATAGTTGCTCCTCTTGGGTTTTCCACAGGCTGTGGGTAAACCTGTGGAAAACTTTGTTAATGATACTACGCTGATGGTACTGGGACCGTTACAGTGATAGTATCGGTGTGACCATTGCAGGTTGCAGTAATCACATAGGTGCCGTCGTCTGCGGTAGCCTTTGGTGCGATGACCAAGGTGCGTTTGTTGTCGGCGGTGGTGAGAGTAATATCATCAGCTGTACCAGTGGTCACGGCGTAAGTAATATCGCTAGTGGCGTTTACTGGAGTAGTGACTACTTCTACGCGGCCAATTGCTCCTGGGTTGATAGTAATCGCGCTGGAGCTAAACTCTACATTGGTTGCAGCCACGGTCGGCTGGGAAGTGGCAAAGACCACAGCGTTCGCAAATAGCGAGAAGTTGTACATCTTGACCACGTTGAGGTAGAATTGCCAGGTGCGGTTGTTCGGGTTCCAAAACTCTGAGAAGTCGCGGTCTTGTTCACGAATCTTAAACCAGCTCTTGTCGGCAATCATACCAACGATGGCGGAGCCGTCAGTGTGGAGTGTACCATCTTCGTTGTAGATATTGAAATCTGGCACGGAGATGATGTTGCCGAGTAGTTTTGCATACTCTACGTTAAACGCAGAAGCAAGGCTCTGGACATCCATTTTTGCACGGACAGAGTTCTTGATGATGATGACGATATCTTCTGGGTTCGTCCACATCTTTACTGCGCGGCCTGCGCCACCAAGCTTCTTCCAAGCGTTGTAGTCGCTGGATGGAGTCTGGAAGTTGAGGAATAGCTCGCGTGCTTTCTCGGTGAATGCTTTTGCGGTAGCCTCGTCAGATACTGCAGACACAGTCTGAATCTGGACGCGGTTGTTGGCATAGGCGGTGGTGATAAGAGCACGAGTCTGGTCATACTCGTCGATATAGGCGCCATTATAGAGCGCATTGGTAATCTCAGAGATGAAGGTGTCGAGGTTTTCCCAAGAAGTAAAGGCTTTGACAAGCTTTGCCTTGGTGATGGTTACTGGATACTGAATATCCGAGTTTACCTCGAAGTACTCTACCTTGACGTCAGCTTCGTACTTGGCCAATAGGCCTGCGAAGTCGTCGACGTTAAATTTGCGACCCTTCTGTGGGTTGGCATAAATGTCCTGGACGCTCTGGCCTAGAGGCAAGCGGTCGCCTTCAAGCACCCGGAGTGGGTTGTTGAAGAATCTCGTCTCAAACTGAGTCGCCACAATCCTGTTGATAAGGGCGGACATGAATTCGTTTTGCACGACCTGATACTGCAAAACTGGTGTACCGAAGGCAGAGATGTCAGTGTTTTCATCAACCACTGGGATATACTGGTGGTAGATGTCGCTCGAAATCTCGCGGATGCGGTTGAGTGAGTTGATAAGTCCTGTTGGTGCAGACATATCTTTCTCCTTTCTTTATTATTAGTTATTATTGAATAAAGTTGCCTTGTTTGTCAAAGCAAGCTTTCCACGAAAATGGCTTCTCTTCTTTCGGTTTCTGAGCTTCTTGCTGGGAGAAGTCGCTTTCCGTCATAGGAATTTGTTTGAGTAAGTTCCCATTGGCGGATACCAGCTTTTGGTTCGTTGATTTTAGCTCTTGAATCTGTGCATCTTTTTCAGATATAGCCTTCAACGTCTCAGAATTTTTGGTGATAAGCATTCCTAAATCGTCCGCGATAGCGGCCGCACTTTCTTTGCCGACTTTCTCTTCAATTGAGCCGGCGATTTTCATGAGTTCGTCTTCGTTCATGATACCTCCATTATATCATATCTCTTATGTTTAGTAAATATTTTGGGAGCGTTCCCTTATTTTTCTCGCATAGAGCACCCAAGGGAATCGCTTTTTCTTCTCTGCCGGAGGCTCTGGCTGTTGCCAGGCATTAAATCTAAATGCTCCGAGGAAGGTTGTCACGTTTACCTCTGTAAGTGTAACGACGTGACCATATTCCGGCGACGGGTCTACTTGGTTTTGGCCGAGCAGCATTGCACTTGTAGTGTTTGCGTCCCAGTCTGAGTCTGCAAACGCAATGTGACCATATGGGTTGGCAGCGGTATTGTTAAGCACCACCAAATCACCCTTGCGCACGTCGGCTTTGTTATACACTAGCGTAAAATAATCCGCTGCGTTGTATTCTCGGCTTGCAGCGTTAGCCCAGCCCTCGTATGCATACCCATCTGGTTGCGATAGCCAATACGGCGAAGGCCTGCCGGCATTGCCAGCAAGCAGTTTCGCCATATCAACACACTGATAACCATAGACGCCATCAACATCATAGCCGTTGCCTAGCGTGGCCGCTTTAAATGCATCATAGCTAGTGATATCTACGGTGACTAGTGACATCAGTCTGCCCTTTTTGAGAATAACAGTTTTTTACCTACTGGGATATTCCCATCGATTTTGAGGGCTTCGGTGTAGTAAGCCACGTCCCCATCTGGGCCCCAAAGTCCGTGAGAAGTCCTCAAGCCTAAGTCCGTGATAACTTGGCCAAAGGTATCACCCTCTTTGTAAATGTACTCTATATATTGCCCATAGTCTGGTTTAGGTGTAGGCGTGCCGCTCCAGTCTTTAAATCTAAAGGCCCCGAGGAATTGGTCCATCTTCACGTTTATTACACAAAAGCGCATGTCGTCTGGATTTTGGTTCTGGCCAAGCACCTTTAGCACGCCACTCCCGTTGTAGTCCTCGTCAGCGTAGCCTATATGACCATAAGTGCCGAAGCCGAAGACCACCACGTCGCCGCGTTTGACGTCTTCTTTATTATAGATGAGGTCAAACTGGGTTCCTGCGTTCTCTTCCTTTTCGAGCACCCAGCAACCACGCGCCGAGCCATCTCCAGTCAAAAGCCACCGGCCGAGCTGCTGCCATAATAATGCAGCACCATCCCAGCACTGGTACCCCCAGACGTCGTCAATATCAAAACCCTTCCCGATTACTGCGGACCGAAAAGAGTTGTAGTCGCTAATAGGCACGCTATAATATTGGCCTAGTCCTCCCAATAGTGGGTCTCTATCGTTTATTTCTTCTTTTAGTTGGGTGGCTACCACTTCTGGCCGTGTTTCAAATATACTGCGTACTTCTTCGGCAACAGATTTGTAGTCTTGCGCACCCTCTTCAATCTTAGGCTGCGTGTGATTTTTGTTAATAAAGTCATAGAAATTTCTATATCCTTTCACGGCGAAATAAGCGGTTCCGCCAATTATGCCACCGATTAAACCAGTGACGCTTGCACCATCCAATATTTTGCTGATGTCCGCTCCCATCTGGGTGGAAAACCAATCTAGGGCGTTTATTATAACTACCCAAGACAAGATTGCCACGCTCATCAGAAGTGCCTTGACGATGTCCTCAAACATTCGCTTCCAAGACCACTTCCGACCTTCCGTGAAAATTACATTTGCAATGCCAGAAAAAAGCCACACAAGGTAGCTTCCAGCAAGTATTGCTAGGCCAACCCCCACGGTGATAAGTTGGTCTACTATATTGTCGAGCATTCTTCCTCCTTTCTTTTATATGCTCTATTTTCCGAAGATGCCTTCGGGCTTTGGCGGGTAAGCAATCCCGCTCTCGTCGAGTATTCCGCAGAGTTCCTCGATATAATCTTTTGCTACGTCGAGCTGCTTCTGGGCGTCCTCTAGTAAAATTCTGCATTGTTCCAGGTTGTCTTTTATTGACCTGTATTCTTTGATCGCGTCGTCTCTTAATTGACGAGCGGTTTCAATGTTCTGGGCGACTATATCATTTTTTGTCTTCTTCTTCTGGATAAGCGCTGTGATGATGCCAGCAATGGCTCCGCCGCCGATAAATCCTAAAACTGAGTCTAGCCAATGGTATTCGCCCATCTTTTAAATCCTTTCAACCACTATTATAACACACTTGTTATGCTTTGTGGTCAATTTTATTTATTTGTGCCTGCAAATTGACTGCGGCCATCTTGTTTGACACTATGCCCCACAATGATGGGTCTGGGTACCTAATATCATACGGCACAATCTCACACCCAAGAATTTTGGCCTCAATTGCGACTCTGCCTACGGCGTAGACATATCTAAACCTAGCCATTTTAGTCAAAAGTTCATCTCTCGGCAAGTCACAGAGAAGCTCTGCCCGCTGGTCTATTACACCATAATTAAGTTTGTGGCGTCTTCCTGTATAGCAAACCAGTTTTGTTTTTCTGGCCTTAAACTTCTTGACGAAGTCTATGTCGACGCTAAGCGGTAGGTAGATGACGTGCGCGCAGTATGGGCGAATTAAATCCACCATGTAAGGCACGCCTACCACCGCTATAACATCTTTATATTTTTTTAGGAAGCGGTAGCTCTCTGGCTCCATATTATTATGTATAAAATATATTGCATGGTCTACACAAAACTCATCCAGCTTGATTGTCACCCAAGGCCTACTGGTTTTCACGGCCGGGATGATGTTATTCACCAGCTCATACGAATACCAGTAGGCGCCGTTTTTTTGTGATTTTCTACGATATAGTTTTGAAGTGTGCGAGTATACTTTACCCATTGAGCTCACCCTTCCTGTCGGAGAAAAATTTTCGGTATGCCTTCTGCTCGCACTCGGTGAGAGTTTTCCACAAGTCCATCAGCTCAGATTGTGTAGAGCACTCAGAGATTTGGAGCAGGAGGTCACTTTTCATCGGTTAGCCCACCAGATTACAGAGTCAATATTCTCCTCTACGGTTTGCCATATTTTTCTGTAAAATTCTTTTTTACTCATATATGACACTTTACGACCTACGAAGAAGACCTGCACCCACTCTTTCCTATACTTATTACTAGGGGAGGCGGTTCCCACTTCTATGCTGTACTCTTCTTCAGTTTTAATCACCCTAACCCAAACATCATATCTGGAAGAAATATCGTTTTTAATCTTAGAAATGAGTTTGCGATTATTCCATTCATTTATTAATTTCATTAAATATCCTTTCTTCTTCGGCGTCCAGCGCCACGAGATTTTGTTCTAAATGAGCTTCTAGCTCCCGGATTTTTATGCTATTCTCATCTCCAAAAAGCAAAGCTTCATTTTTCATATGACGTATTCCGGCCCTGAGTACTTCGATTTTGCTTGCTAGCTTCTCCCTCTTGAGCGAAGTTCTTCCTGATAAAATTTGCAAAGATACCGCAATATCATGCAAGTCTCTAGCCACATGCGCAGTGTCTATACTTATATTTCTAATATTATTTTCAGTGTCTTCAGTCATCGTTGTTCCTCCCAAGAAAAGACCACTCTATTCTTTTTGAGGCTGAAAATTTCCAGCGCAGTGATTTTTCCATCTTTTGATTCAATTTTTGATACCTTGAATTTGTCGTTGCAGTCAAACTTATTGTTGCGAGTTACTACGTCAAAATCTTCCGGCTTAATCCAAATTGGCGGCGCAGAATACAATTCGCGACCAATACCCCACGATACGCAGGCTCTTTTAAATGAGTCTGAGAAGGCGGATTTTTCAGTTTCGGTTCGGTTGTCTGAGCTACCTACATCCTGTTTGCACACCCACTCGCCAGTTTCCGGGTCTTTTACTGATACAATGCAGGTCAAGTAGTTCCCGACAAGCACATGTTCTCGCTTCCACATCATTGACCCAAACGTCTCATCCAAGACATTCATATCCGTCTTTGCCTCTTTGAATAGCAGGAGGCGAAGACCGGCTACTCCCCCGTCTTTGCCAGTTGGTATTCCACCAACACGCACCTCAATTTCATCTGGTCTTAAAACTCTGATTTGCTTCATTTTTTACTCCTTTCAATGAAGTATAGTATTATTTGTATGATTGTTAATACTAGCGCTGTTATGCTCAGTATAAAAAGCGCAATTGCAAGATTCAACATTCTTCCTCCTTAGAATGGCAGTGTTGCGCCGCCACGATTGATTATTGTGCCGTTGTCTAGTGTCGCCATCTCTAGCTCTTCATAATCATCAAGCTGGACGACATTGATTTTTTTTCTCATTTTCTACCTCTCTTTCTATTCTGGCGCTCCTGCTTACGAGCCTTCTTGATCGCGTTCTTGCGTTTTTTATAGGCGAGCTCGGCTTTATGGTATAGTTTGCGCCTCATTTCTTCTACGCCCTGGGTCTTCTCGAGAATATAGCCGTCTGCCTCTACATGCTCCATTGGATTTGTTGACTTAAATATTTTTCTCATTTTCTACCTCCCCAGCGTGCTTGCGCACCTTTTAGCCCGACTATCCTTGCCCTCTCGGCTCCGGTCAGACCATCTGCCCCCCTAAACTTCGAGGCAAATCCGCCGGTGTGGCCGTTGCGACCGCCCTTGGCGCCGTTTACTTTATAAAAGCTCAGTCCATACCTTGCTTTATTTGTTGCTGCGGCTTTGAGTCCGCCTTCTTTAGTTCCTGCCATATTAAACTCCTGCCATAAATATTAAACCGACCACTAGGCCAAACAATGCTGCGCCTAGCATACCTTCTATTTCACTTTTCATTCTCCGCTCCTCACCGTTATAGGCTTACACTCGATCAATACGCACCGAATATCCCAATTATTAAGTGACATATAACTAATCATACTGCCAATAATAAGGCCGATTGCCAAAAGGCCTGCTAGGATATATCCCCAATAACCCCAATCGATTTTCTTTTTATTCATTCTTCAACCCCGAAAAGTAAGTTTAGGTCTTTTTCATCAACACCAGATACTATATAATCTAACCCGTAACTCACATTACCATACTCACAAATAGTTTTATTATTATAAAATCTAAGTCCTTTATCTTTCAATCGTTTCCAAGCCTTTAATTTAGCTACCGCTATCTCAGCTTCTTCTTTGGTTTCAAAGTAGTTACCGATTTGCTTACGATGTTTACTCCACTCAATAAAGTTAGATTTGCCACAATTTTTCAAATCGCACTTCATCGGTTCTCCGTCTAAATCATTTATAAACCAATAAGGCTTGACTGATTCCTCTGGCATATCTTCCCACTCTGCGTTCAGCTCGGCGAGAGAGTTAAAAGTATTTATCTCGCTTTGCAAAAAGTCGTCATTTCGTTTTACAAAACTTGGTTTTGCTAAAAGTTCTATTATCTCTCCAGTTTTCTTATTGCGCAGTTTCATTTTCTACCTCCTCCAAATCTTTATTGGACAGCCTTCGAAGATATTTTACTGCCTTTTTGGCGTTGGTTTCCGACAAGAAGCACATCCCATTACTAACGCCTTGGCGGAATCTATCGCTGGCGCCTCCCATAGTCCACTCGTAATAACCACTTGGTTCTGCCTCATCTAGCATGTAGAAGGAATGTTGTGTTATATTTATCATTTCCCAACCTTTTTTAGACAATTCTTCAAAGCCATTACACTTTGTGTCCTCGATGTTTGTAGTGATTTTTTCGAGGAACTTATTTCTATAAAAAATCATTTTGCCATCTCCGCATTAAACGCTTGTATAGCGCGATTGATATTATTGATTGTTGCCATTGCTTCCTCAAAGGCGTCTGTCATTGCCTCGAGCGCAATTTTTTCTTGTTGGATTTGTTCTTCCATTGTGCTTCCTTTCTTTTAATTTATATCTCCATTATACACCTTATGGCATAGTATGTCAATACTTTTTATGCCATTTTTTTGAAAAAGTTTTCCACATGTGGAAAAGTATATATCTATCCGGACAAAACTACCCCTGTAAAACAAAATTATCCGGACATTATCCGGACAATTTCAGACTAGTCAGCCATAGACTCTTACAGCTATTGTTTCCTTTGTCTTGGCCGAAACCTGCTAGCCATTAATAGCTCGCCTCTGTAATACGGGAGCTACTATTTTTATTATATCAAACTTTAATATAAAAATCTATATTCCAACTTAATGGCTCAAGGTTTAATATGAAAAAAGCCCTCACTTGGAGGGCTTGGTGATGTCGTCGAGGTCAACCCGACATGAGCCATATTTGTAGCAAATTTTGAGGACATACTCGATGATTGGCTCCCGAATGTCTACTGTGCCGTAGACGAAGACTCTCGTCTCAAGGTCGAGCACGTTCATCTGATACCTCTTGACCTCTGCGTAAAGTGCACGAGAGTCAATTCTCTCGCCTGTGATAGTAATGTACACTTTTTTCATTGTCGACATAATGTTCACCACCTTTCAAAAGGTGCTTGGCCTAGGCTACAATTGCATTATAACACGCTTTGGGTTATAATGGAAGTGCGGAGTAGTGCTTCCTCGCTTTATCCGCACTCTTTCCAGTAGCGCCGACTTCTTCCACTATCGGCGCTATTTTATTTCAAACTTACACGGAGCAAGCACAACACCACCAGGCACCAGCATTGGCTGGTTGCTGATTAGGCGCTCCAGCTCTGGGTCTTCTTTTAGGTTTTCGGTGGTGAATCCTATCTCAAAATTCTCAAACTTCATACGCTTTGACAGCTCTCTAGGCATACCGGCTATGGTAGCGTGCGGAATACCCGCCGGGTCTATTGTCATATAGCACTTTGCGTGGATGAATTTTGCCTTTGCAAAGACCTTCTCTAGCTTCCACGCCCCCATCTTGTTTTTATCAAGGCGAATTATTTTGTCCAAATCTTCCATGTCCTCTATATTCAGAGTCACCGCGATCGAGTCGGTATCAGAATATACATAGACGTCACGGCCATATTTTTTAAAGCCATACTTCCTTATTTTTTCAATCGTTTTGCACAGCTCTACCCGCGCATAGGCCGTAACAAACAGAGCAATTGGTGAATATACGCTTTTTCTCTCCTCTTTGCCTATTGGCTTATATTCTACCACTCCGTCACTATTCAGCACCGGCATTCTTTGACGTCCTGTATTGCGCGTCCCAAATTTCCCAAATAGTGCGTTGAGATACATCTTCGCCACCACTCTGGCGCCTTTATTGCCAGCCTCGTCGGCCTTCTGCTTTTCTTTGGCCCAATGATAGACATACTTGTTGAATACGCTTCGGCACGAGCTAAATTTCCACCCAGAGTGATAGGTTATATCGTGCACATCATAATTTTCAAACAAGAGCTTCACCTCCACGCTGGTAAGCGTAAACGTGATGAGCTCGCCATTGGTCGACTCTATATAATCTAGCGGTGAGTAATCTGGCGAGTTTTTAGACCTCAAGAATGGCGTCTTGCCTGGTTTTAAGTCGGCGGCGAAGGTCATTTTTTGTATATACAGAGGGAAGCACACGCTTGGCTTATACTTCCCCTCAAAATACACTGGTCTGCCAATTGGCAACTCATGCTGGAGTGCCTGCCACGGAAACATTGAATTTTTGTCTAGGAAAAAGCCTGCGCCGGTCTCTTTTTCTTTGTAAATAGGGTTTAGGTATGTGAAGCCGCCTTTATATGCCTGGCGGATATCATCTTCAACTTCTTTACCCAGTTTTGGAAAATATGATGAGAAGTTCGGCTCCCGACTCTTGAAGTCAGCCATAGCGCTTTGGCTCAACGTAATTCCTTTGACTCCATTGTCGAAAAGAGTTTTAAGCGCGCTGGCTAATATTTTGCAGTTTGTTTGTATCGCAAAAAGCTCCTGCATGTTTGGGATATACCCTTCTGGGCGTGGCGCCTTTGGTATTTTTTGGGGCTTCAGTGGAATCCCAAACGAGGCCACGGTCACTTCCATAGACATGTTTAGCAGTTTGAGGGAGTCGAATATATTCAGCGACTTGGTTTTGTGGCCGTCACAATCAAACACTATCTTCACCCCATAATAATCATTGGCGGCCGTAATGAGCGTGCTAAATGTTTTTGGTTTTGCGCGGTGCTTGGTTGTCCATTTATATTCAAGCGCCAGCAAGCGAGAAATTATGAATTGTGCGCCGAATTTTAGGTTGTAGAGCCAGCAGCTTGGGTTGTCCTTGGTTTGCGCCCATTCCAAGAATGAATCAATCCCTGTGCCGTGGTCAAACTCGTTAGGGTTGTCGATTGAGCAAGCCCCCCATCCCCAAACTCTACAATCTGAGGCATCCTCGGTGGTCTGGAATTCAACCACCCACTTTTTAGACGACATTTTAGTCTTCCGTTACTGGGCCAGTAGACTGGTAGTCTTGACCGTAAGTCTCGCCTGTAATCTCTGCCATAATGCGCGGCAATGTCTCGTAGAGAGCCATAATAAATGGGCGCACCTCTCTTCCGACACGGAGCCTATCTGCTGGAGTTTTTGCATCCTTGAGCCTTGGGTAATATTCCTCAATCTTCACAATCAGCTCTTCGGCGCTGCGTAATATTTCAAATTGCTTACCATCGAGTTTATAGATTAAATCTATTATTGTAGTTGGGACCTCACCCGGAATTCCTGCCACTTCACACAAAGCAATAAGCTCTTTGCTAAAATTTTCTTTCAATGTGAATTGGTACTTTTTAGTCCCGATGATTTTTACGCTGGCTCTTATAATCGCCGCACGCTGCGCCTTAGTGAGGTTTTTGGAATATCTAGCTTTTTTCAACCGCTCAATGTTGGCTTCAATGTTTGAAACATAGTCTGTGCCCATAAGCGTCTGAGCTTCAGCTTCCCCACCTTCGGTGCGGTGAGTCTTTCGTGCTTTTTCGAGTAGCTTGGCGCCCATACGAAGCGCGCGCCTCTGTCTGAATCCACCAATCTTGAATTCATATTCTGAATATGCTTTGTTATACCTATCTATATAGACGATATTTTCTACACCGCGTTTTGATAGTTTTCTGAGTTCCCGCATATAACTTATGAGCTCGCGTCGGTCCGTAAAGTCCTTTTTTATATCGCGCACGCGGACTTTCTCAGCTGGTACGGCCATTCCCGCGCGCTCCATCCTAGTGATTTTTTTATTGTAATTTTGCACTGTTCTTAGCAGTTGTCTGTTTAATTTTTTGTCGTATCGTATTGGCATGATACAAATCTCCTTTCTGTTTATTAGTATAAACGTTTTTTTGTTTTTTTCAAGATATAAAAATGAGATTTTTTCCACATGTGGAAAACTTTGTGTTATAATTAAGTCAGTCCTAAAGTATTGGCAGATACCTCTCAGAGGTCTTTAGGGAAAACCGCTTGCGCCGAGCGGTTTTTTGTTCTATAATAAGCATGAGGGTTGAGCACGTTTCGTACCATCGGCTGGATGTGAATTCGGATTAGCACGGCGAAGAGTCGACCGACACAATTTTTGGGTGTAGCTTGCCTCGGCCGAAACGAGCGCGACTTGGCCCTCAAAACCTAGAGGAATTATGAATAAAAGTATTTTCATCGATTATGACCGCATTTGCAGCTTCGCAGCATTACTGGTCTTTCTGCTCGCTGAGCGCGGCGTTGGCAAGACCTACGGTGCTACAAAAGCGGTGATAAACGATTTCATCAAACACGGCCATCAATTCGTATATTTGCGTAGATATAAAACAGAGCTC